TTCCAGGAGTAGCACACTATCAAGACGAACACGTACAATTTGGTGGGGCAGGTATTACTGTAGTAGACTTAAAATAAACACATAGCGGATTTGCAAATTTAGGCAAAGCGTAGCGAATTAGCTGAAAAAGCGTTCGTTACGCTATATTTTTCTCTTGGCGAAAAGCCAAAGAAAACCACGATACAGCCAAACGGTGCAGAAGTTCAGTTACCACCTCATTACCCCCGTAACGGGTACGGATTTCTTGCTAAATGGTTCTTTTTCTGCGATTTGCGTAATTCTACATAGCTGTCGGTAACTCACTATAAACTAATTTTGTAACCCAAAAAAGGAGTGAGTTATGCGAAGTACATTCAAGGTCTTATTTTACGTGAAGAAAGGCAGCGAGAAGCCCAACGGCAACCTGCCTTTGATGTGCCGCCTTACGGTGGACCGAAAGATTAAACAGTTCAGTTGCAAGATGGACGTTCCCCTGCGGTTGTGGGACGTGAAGAACAACCGTGCTTCGGGCAAGAGCGTCGAAGCGCAGAGAATCAACCTCGCGGTGGATAAAATCCGTGTGGAGGTAAACCGACGCTATCAAGAACTGATGCAGACGGACGGGTATGTTACCGCCGCCAAGCTCAAAGACGCCTATCTCGGTATCGGCGTCAAGCAGGAAACCTTGCTGAAACTGTTCGAGCAGCACAACGCCGAGTTCGCCAAGAAAGTCGGGCACAGCAGGGCGCAGGGGACATTCCGACGCTATCAGACGGTTTGCAGCCATATTCGGGAATTTCTGCCCCATACCTACAAGCGTGAGGATATTCCGCTAAAGGAACTCAACCTCACATTCATCAACGACTTCGAGTATTTCCTGCGCACGAAGAAGAAATGCCGCACCAATACCGTGTGGGGCTACATGATCGTGCTGAAACACATCGTTTCCATAGCGAGGAACGACGGGCGTCTGCCGTTCAATCCCTTTGCAGGGTACATCAACTCGCCCGAAAGCGTCAATAGAGGCTACCTTACCCAAAAGGAGATACAGACGCTCATGGACGCACTGATGAAGAACACCTACCATGAACTTGTACGGGACTTGTTCGTCTTTTCTGTTTTCACGGGTTTGGCGTACTCGGACGTAAAGAACCTCACCGCCGACCGCCTGCAAACATTCTTCGACGGCAACCTATGGATCATCACCCGACGGAAGAAAACCAACACCGAATCGAATATCCGTCTTTTGGACGTTCCCAAACGCATCATCGAGAAGTATAGGGGACTGACAAAGGACGGTTGTGTGTTTCCCGTTCCGAGCAACGGCAGTTATAACAAGATACTCAAAGAGATAGGCAAACAATGCGGCTTCAAGGTGCGGCTGACCTATCATGTAGCCCGACACACGAACGCCACGACCGTACTTCTGTCGCACGGCGTACCCATCGAAACCGTGAGCCGCCTATTGGGGCACACGAACATCAAAACCACCCCAATTTACGCTAAAATCACCGTCCAGAAGATAAGCCAAGACATGGAAACCTTATCGTACAAGCTGGAGGAGATGGAGAAGAACATCTGCCGAGCCATTTAGTCACCTTAAAACAGCATACCGATGAAAGAAGAAAGGAACATCATCACGATAGATGAATACGGCAATATCTCCCTGCCGACCGACATAGGCGCAACCGCCATGACCGAGTGGGAAATCTGCGAACTGTTCGGGATTGTCGCCCCGACGGTTCGGGCAAGTATAAAGGCACTCTGCAAGAGCGGAGTTTTGAGATAGGAGCAGCATAGAGGTTTACGACCTCGAAACGATAGCCGTCCTCGCTTTCCGTATCGAATCGTTCGGGGCGACGAAAGTCCGCAAAGTGTTGTTGGAGAGAATAACGCACCGGCGAAAAGAGAAAACGACGGTTATCGTATCTGTCGTTGCCGACACCGAGCCGAACCGCCGATGGATGGCGTAACGGTCTGTCGGTCGGGGTATCAGTCCGTCATACATTCATACGGTCATACCGTCGCACGGACGGAAAGGGGCTGTTTCCCGACCGAAAGGGGGAAATAATAAGGTGGGGTTATACGGGTAAGCAGGCGGCAGGGAGAGCTACCGCCGAAAGACCGCCGACACGCCGCAGGGTATTTACGGAGAAAATACCGTAGCTTATTAGGGAATTTTCCGAGCCGCAATACTCCGTATCGCTGAAAATTCCCCAATAAGGCAAGGGGATAAAACTGTAATTCCTTCATTACATTAAAGTACAATAAAAAGTGCTGTTCATAAACGGCTAATGTGCGGTATTTTTGCTAATTTTACATCGAATATGAAGAATGAAAAGCAAAAGAGATATAAACACTATATGAAAACAAAGTGATTAATCTTACAGAATTAAATAATTGAAAATAACATCTTTACATAAGATGATTGAAGAGAAGAACTATTACGGAAACCTTTGTACAGAGATGTACGAAATCTTGCATGCAGAAGCACCGCAAGACGAATTGAATTTTTATCTTTCTTATGCTGAAAAAGGAAAAAAGATTTTAGAACCTTTATGCGGCAGTGGACGTTTTCTTGTTCCATTCGTGGAAAGAGGGCTTAATATAAGTGGCATAGACTTATCCAATGAAATGTTACAAAAGTTAAAACAGAAATTGCCTGAGGCAAAAGTCGTTCAAGCTGATATTATAAAATATTCTCCAAGAGAGAAGTTTGATTATATATTTATCAGCTCGGGCTCTGTGTCATTATTTACCGATACTGATTTGTGTAAACAAATCTTGTGCAGAATAAAAGAATGGTTGTCTCCAATGGGTAAGTTTGTATTTGCTGTTGATACAATCGCCAATAGATGTACAGATGACAATGATTATGCGATTGCGGTTTCTGTAAAGACAAAGGAGAATTTTGAACTGGTGTTAAAGTCGAAGAACCATTACGATGAACAAAGTCAGACCCAGCTCTCTCCCGGAATTTATGAAATGTATAGTGATACGAAATTGATTCAAAGCGAATTTATGGATTTCCAGACGCACCTTTATAAGTATGGTGAAATGGAAGAATATTTGAAAGAAGTCGGGTTTACTCAAGTCAAAACTTATTCTTCTTTTGACAAGGAAATAGCCATTAACGATCGATGTGAAATGTTTTTATTTGAATGCAGCTTATAATATGAATACCCCCACAATAAAAACTGACAGATTGATTCTAAGGAAATTTCTGGAAAACGATATAGAGGCTCTTTTCCTTATTTTGAAAGACAAAGAAGTCAATAAGTTCCCTCCTTGGTATTCTCTAAAAGATATCGAAGAAACCAAAAAATTCTATGCGGAAAGGTATGCAGCCAAATATGAACAACCTCAAGCATACGCTTATGCCATTTGTCTGAAAGACGACAATTTTCCAATAGGATATGTTAAAGTTGATATGGAAGAGCACCATGATTTTGGTTATGGGCTCCGTAAAGAATTTTGGCACAGAGGTATCGCTTCGGAGGCTGGCAAGGCTGTTGTCGAACAAGTAAAGAAAGATGGATTACCGTACATTACTGCCACACATGACAGGAACAATCCAAGAAGCGGTAATGTAATGCAGGCTTGCGGTATGAAATACTGCTACACGTATGAGGAATTGTGGCAACCTAAGAATTTTTTGGTCGCATTCAGAATGTATCAACTGAACTTTACAAAAGGGCAGGATTGGATATACCAAAAATATTGGGAGGAACATCCTAACCATTTTATTGAAGAGTTGTAACCCTATTGGATAGTGGGTTATTTTTGCTATATTAGTTATGATTATTTTGATTGCTGGTGACACGCATACGGGAAAAACCTTGCTTGCACAAAGACTGTTGGAGAAATACAAATATCCCTATCTGTCAATAGACCATCTGAAAATGGGACTTATTAGGAGTGGGCAGTGTGGTCTTTCCGCTGATAGTAGCGATGCAGAACTGACGGAATATCTGTGGCCGATTCTTCGGGAAATGATAAAGACCTGTATTGAAAATTCTCAGAACCAGATTGTGGAGGGCTGCTATATTCCGTTTGGTTGGGAAAAAGATTTCTCCCTTGAAGATTTGCGACAAATCAAGTATATCTGTTTAATATTCAGTAAAAAATATATAGAAACTCATTTGGATGATATTCTTCGATTTGAAAAAGTAATAGAGAAACGATTGTCTTCTGATGTAATCTTAGACGAGATAATAAAAACAAACGAGTATAACTTGGAACAATGTGTGTTACGACACTATAACCATATTCTGATTGATGATACTTATCAAATTGACATTGAATGCATATAGTTTTTTGATTGGAACATTGTAGTTTTGAATATTTGTTCTAACTTTGCATTTAGAAGGGTTATTTGACAGCATAGCAACGCAAAACGCTGAAATTCGCACAGTTGCCAAATCGTTACCTCTATTTCTCAAATAATTCGCTAAAAGTTTATTCTTCAATCGGTTAAGTCAAACCGATAAAAATCTAAAATAATATTTTAATAGAATAAGAGGCTGTTTTTAATTAATTTTCTCTATATTCGCACTAAAATTAGAGAAAATTAAAAGCAAAGGTGGCAGCTGGAACTTCTCATACAACTATAAGTATTAAGCTCAATGAGCAAGGGTTTCATGATATTTTCAATAAATATTATGTAACTCTATGCTTATTTGCCAATCAATATACAGAAAATCAAGAAACTTCAGCAGATATTGTACAAGATTCATTTGCCAAACTATGGCAAATAAGAGAAGATTTTTTTTATCTGCACCAAGTAAAAGCATTTTTATATACAGCTGTACGCAATAAAGCACTCAACGAACTGGAGCATTCAAAAGTAGTATATGAATACGCTCAAAATGTCATCGAAAAGAAAAAGGATTCCTTTTTTCACGATGCAATCGTTGAAGAGGAAACTTATCGTATCGTTTCTGAAGCCATAGATAAATTACCCGACCAAATGAAAGCCATTATGCAACTAGCTCTGGAAGGGAAAAAAAATGCAGAAATAGCAGACAGACTAAACATATCTACAGAAACAGTCCATACATTAAAGAAAATAGCCTACAAGAAACTCAGAGAGAACTTGAAAGACTACTATTACTTCCTCTTGTTCTTTATATAAAAAGACATTAATTTGTTTTTTTTCAAAAAAAGTCGTTTTATTATTCACCCAAATTTCAAACAGACCTGTTTTATTATAAAAGAGATAAAAAACAGGTCAAAATATGATAAAACAAGATTTCTATATAGCCAACCTCATAGCAAGGTATCTGTCGGAAGAAATAACCCCGGAAGAAACAATAAAACTAACTACTTGGAGAGAAGAATCTACAGCGCACGAGATTTTATTCAAGAAAATTTGTGATGAAGAAAACCAAAAGCAGCATTTCCGGCAAAAAACGGCATTCAATCCTTCATCCGGATGGAAAGAAGTGGAAAAACGAATCAAAAGAAATAATAACAGAAGCAGATATATCAAAATAGTAAGTTATGCCGCAATCATTCTGTTACCTGTCCTTTTTGTAAGTATTTCCATGAAATTCACCTCGCCCGTTTCTCTTTCGGACAAACAGTTCATCGCACAATCCATTCTACCTGGGGAATCCCAAGCTATTCTGACATTGGAGGACGGCCAGACAATCCATATAAATAAAGAAACAGAGAGTCTGCTTGAGAAAATAGACGGAGCCCGAGTCCACATGGACTCTACAATGCTGAATTACCAAGTAACATCAAAAACAGCCCCAAAAAACAAGCCTGTATATAATAAAGTGGAAACTCCACGAGGTGGAGAATATGCTCTATTGTTAAGTGATGGAACAAAAGTGCATCTGAACGCAATGACCAGTCTCCGCTTTCCTGTGACATTTGATAACGGTCCACGCAAAGTGGAACTGGAAGGCGAGGCCTATTTTGAAGTCTGCAAAACAGGGCAACCATTTATAGTATGCACTCAAGGCATGCAAGTAGAAGTGTTGGGAACCACATTCAACATCTCTGCTTATCCACAGGAAGAGTATCAGACAACTTTGGTAAACGGTTCTGTCAAAGTAAATACAGAAACAGGAGAAAGCTGTATTTTAAAGCCCTCCCAGCAAGCTACCATCAGCCTTGGAAACAGCAGCATACAGATACGCATGGTAGATGCCGGATTTTATACCTCATGGATAAAAGGAAAAATTCATTTCAAAGACCAGCGATTGGAAGATATCATGAAAATACTATCACGCTGGTATGATATGGAAGTAATTTTTGCCAATGAGAAAATAAAAGACCTACGCTTCGGATGCAATGTAGATCGGTATTCGGAAATCACTCCATTTGTACGTTTGTTGGAAGAGACTCAAAAAGTACACGTAAAAGTCAATAACAAAACAATCACATTCTATAACTAATAAAAATGATGTATTATGGACAAAAAACACAACTACACCAATCACGGTAAAAGTAGTAAACGTTTGTGGATTACGTTCCTATTTTTCTGTATCATTACCACAGGTTTTATGCAGGCAGCCAACAAAGTGTTTGCACAAGCCACTGTCACAGCCTCATTCAAGAATGCCACGTTGAGTGAAATTCTTTGGGAAATCCAAAGACAAACCGACTTTACTTTTGTGTACAGCACCAATGATGTAAAACAAATAAAAGTCCAAAACCTAAATGTAAATAACGAAAAAATAGCCAATGTGCTTGATAAATGTCTTATGAATAGTGGTTTGACCTATTCAGTTCACAACGGCGTTATTGCTATCAAGCAAATTGAAAAAAAAGAGTCTGCTGTTCCTCAACAGAAAACAACATTAACCGGTACAGTATTGGATGAGACGGGAGAACCTATTTGTAAGTCGCAAAAACAAAATGCCCACTTTGGCAAAAATAAAATGCCTCCAAAGTGTGACAAACTCTCTTCCATTTTAACATTTCCTCCACACATATAACCATCTCCCATTTTTGTTTTTTAGATGTATATAATGGTTAAATGTGTGTCTTAAAACATATATGAAAGTTAAAATGCCGGATAAACATCACGTCCACCCGGCATTCAGTCCATGAAAAAAAAGAATGTGCAAAAGTATCTATGAGAAGAAAAAAAGTTTACTTTGCAGACAAAGGAAAATGAGAAACTCCCAGTTTAGGCGTTCTCACTCTGGGTACAGGCTCAACAGATACATTTTCCAGCCTGTCACAGTTGTTTCTTACAATAGCCATAATGCGATCTACACTGATAAAAAATTCCTCCTCTGAAAGAATTTTTAAAGCATCATCGAAGCGCAACCGTTTGATCTCGGTCCAATAGTAATATCTTTGTAACAGCTTTGCGTCACGTTTCTTTATTAAATCCTGACTTCTACCTCTTTTCATATAAATAGAATTTCTTAAAATCAAAGGTAATCATAATAATGCAAAAACTTGCATGAAAAGCCTTAAAAATAAGATGATACATTCATTCTGTTTTTATCATGCAACTTTATGACGGTAAAATAAATCCTCCGGATATTTCACAACAGCCGGAGGATAACATTAAATACGTGTATGAATAATTTAAATTATTAAACAGCCGAAGCGCTGACTATCGCACCAATACCCTTGTTTCTTATGGGCAGGGCAATAAAACGCTTGTCAAAGCCCACAATAGTACCTCGTTCTTCCGGGTCGTTTTCCCTTGCATACATAAATACGTCCCCATCCGCTTTCATTACTTCATCGGAATGGAAGGAGAAGGAGCAAAAGCTACCCTCTTCATCATCATCGAAAGCGATCTTCTGCAATGATGAATCATACTTCGGCGTGATGGCCGTTTGCAGGATATTGAACCCGGCAAAACGTTTGGGTTTCCCGTCCTGAAGGTCGGTAAGGTTGCCCAGATTCTTTGCGTCAAACAGGATAAGGTCAGTTACATGGCTGGGGTTCAGCACCAGATACCTGCCTTCCAAAGGGATCATAGCGTTGTCGTAACGTTCTTTAAGCAACAGTATATCATCTATCTGCAAACGCTTTCTTCCGTTTACGGTCGCGCCTGTGGTCTCTATGACAGGTGTATAAGTGCCGTCCTCCTGTGGTGCGTAAGCATGTGCGGCTTTCATTGCCGTTTTGGTTCTCAGCGTATTACGATGTCCCATAAGGACGCTTTCCAACTGGTCGTAACTATACTCTATTGTTTCCGGTCTTCTGACCAAAGTGTTTTCAGTCTCGAACTTGTCCAGCTCAATACGTAAGGGCTTGTCCACCCGTTGTGTAATCTTGATCGGATAGGTCGTGTTGTTTATAAGCACCTTGGGATCCGCACCGGCTTCCGCCATATTGATGGCGTTATAGTCCACCAAGGCGGAGAAGTCCCTTGCATATTTTAAAAACGAACTGTCCGGATAGAAATTCTCCATCAACTGGTTAACCCAAATCTCTTTTTCTAATGTTGCCATAATCTGTTAATTATTAATAGTTTGTCTCATTCTTTTCCTTCTCCTGTTCTTTCAGACGATTATACAGGAAAGGGTCCCGTAAAAGTTCTTCCGGTGCATATCGTCTGTATTCATGCAGCCCCCATCTGCTGCGGTCCTTACGGATGTCGTCATCTTTGTTACTGTCATCAAGATCCAAAATATCCTGAATAAACTTGCCTTTAGGACATCTTTCAACCAGTTTTTTAAACGCCTTAAAATCATGTCTGGCCAGCTCCTCCAGTTCCTTGTCATATATGAAGGCCGGGATAAGCCTTCCGATGGGATAAGATGTCTGCTTATTCATATATGCCACATATTCATCATGGAAGTTTTTGTTATATATATCCTCTTTTACCCTGATATATCGTGCTGTTTTAATGGGATCACCGCCCAAAACAGAATACATGTTCTCGCATTCATCCTCCGTGATAAAACCGCGTTTGCAAGCAAATTGAAGGGCAGTCTTGGCGGATACGTCTGTTATTCCCTGTCGGGCAAAAACGGCAAGGCAGTCCAGTATCTCGGTCTCATTCATGGAAGAAAAAAAGGGGATCTCCTTTACCTTGTTGAAAAAATCGGGTGTGGTATTCATACTTACAAAATGATTATAATACATTGAATAAATTTCCTGTGGGTTCTTGTTGTTGACTTCCAGTCCTTTAAGTTCCTCCCATGGTTCACTTATACCGTCTATAAGCCCCTGCTGCAAGGCTTCTTCCGCGGTGAACCAATGGTCAGCCCCGTCAAAGAAACGGGATTTTATCTCTTCCTCGGACATCTTCAGACGGGATGAGAGCATATTGGCCAGTGACCCTTCCAGACTGTGTATCTGGACAAGAACCCTTTCAAACTCCTGCTTGTTGCCGTACATGCCGACAGACACCCCGTGAAGCATCAAACGGGCGTTACGGCTCATGTATACAGGCTTGCCGCATAAGGCTATCGCCCCGGCTATGCTGGCCGCCAGTCCGTCTACATGGATTGTAATGTCCGTACTGCTGCTTTTCAGCGCATTGTAGATGGCAAAGCCGGAAAACACGTCCCCGCCGTTTGAATTGATCCGCACGTCTATGTGCGGATATGTTTTGGAAAGCTCCATCAGCCTTGCCACTATCATTTCGGAACTCACCCCGGCATTCTCCCCTATGTCTCCATACAACAGAATGGAAACAGATCGGTCTTTATTGACTATATAGCTGCCGAAATTTCCGGAATTATTGAATAAATTCTTCATGTTTGTTTGTTTTTAATGTTTTATCAATCAGTTTCTTAACTGCATTATCCGCGTTGTTGTTTAACATGGCCTCAAACTGTTTCCGCGTCTTTTTAAGCTCCGGCAGGGTCATTTCCGTTATATTCTTCTTCACCGTGCCCCTTTCCCGGCAGAACCTGTTTATCTTGGCGATGTTCATCATCTTGTCCGCCCATGTGTCGCCGTAGCTCATGCCAACCATATAAGACAGCCTGTATATGGCCGCAACCTCATTTTTGCACTGCTCCTGATATTCCTGTTGCTCCTGAACGCTTTTAGGGCTTATTCTGCCATTTAAATAGTTTATCAGGTAGGTAGCCTCCTTTGAGGTGAGATCTTTCGTGCTGGACGTTCTATTATGCGTCAGAGTGGATATAAGTTCATGCCTGTCCTCCGCACTGAAACCAAGCCGGGACAACATGGTCTGTATCTTGGTTATCTGGGCCTTGCTGATCATTTTCTCTCTCATGGCTTGTCCTCCCGTGCTTCTCTTAATGAATCCAACAATTCCCTTATGATCATAGTATCACCTACATCGGTCAGGGACGGGATGCCCCTGTATTCAGTATTCATGCAGCATATTGTATGGTTATACAGAACCCGGTCCAATGATTCAACCAGTTCCTCCATGTCACCTGAATATTCTATTATAATCTTTCCCATAACAATTCAAAATCTAAGGTTATTCAATTCTGTTTGAAAGGTTCTTGAATGATTCCCAAATGTCGTTTAAATCATCTTTAACCGGGTCGCCGGAAGGCATGTCCGGACCATGTTTCTCCTTCCAGCATTTTTCCCATTCGGCTAGGTTTTCCTCCATCTTTGAAAGGGTAAAATGTTTGATCATGATGTCACGGTCGTGCTTTCCGAGCCATATTTCTTTTATATCCACATTTTCACCACATTCACGGAAAAGCCACCATAGGTTATACGCCGCATAAGCGTGGTATTTGATAAATGCCAGTTCTAAATCAAAGGCTTCTTTGTTCTCTTTCCAATATTTATCATGGAGTTTCCAATATTCGTCACGAGATTCCGAATAGCGGTCTGTCTGCTCCTTCAATAACTTGTCATACCACATAAGGTTGTTTTTCTCATTATTGTAGGCCGCTTCCCACTTTTCCACTTCGGCTTTCAACCTTGCATTCTCCTCGGTCAGCCGCAACAGTTTGTCCGTCAGTCTTTCACGTGCCATAATCCTACTGATTTAAAGCCTCCCAGTGGGCGCGGTTCCTCAAATATTCATCAACGATCCGGCTGTCGGACGGGTTGCCCAGTTCCTTCTTGATGGAATGGTACACAATATCCGGCATATTGTAAATGACCTGCTCGTCACGGTCACACCGTCCGGCCACACCCAGAAGGATGATCGCCGCAACCACCCACAGGGCAATTTTTGTGTATTTGTTCAGGTTGTTCATGCTTACAGTCCTCCGTTCATTACTTTGTATAGATAAATTCCGTTCATAAGGTCTCCGAACCGTTTTAAAGTCCTGAACTCCTTTATCTTATCCTTGTCAGTCACACCGTTTATCCGGCATATCTCGGTCACTTCGTCAGGTTTCAGCCCCAAACATTTGTGCCACAGGTTGATACGTCTTAGGAACTCCGCATACCCTTCCTTCTGTCGGTCTGCAAACTTCTGCAAGTTGGCTTTGAAATAAGGCATTCCGGCAAGGATGATGCCGCAATTTGATGAGGTCTTATCCCGTAGCTCCTGCAAATAAAGCATGATAGGATGGGTGATCTTTCCGGCTTCGTCTATGATCAATAGGGGATGGCCCTTCTTGTTCAGTTCCTCCGCCACCCGGTTGATCTTCGCATTCAGCGGACCTTCAAACGACACACCCAGCTCGCGCAACAGGTCGGCAAAGAACTGGTTCGCCTTGACAGACTTGCAGAACGACACATAGAAAACGTTCTTCTGTCTGGCATAAGTGCGCACGGCCGTGGTTTTCCCTACGCCCGTATCGGCCAGTACACCGATCATAAGGTGAAACTTGCGTGCGGCGTCACAGGCCTTGAAAATGGAAACAAAATCCGTGCTCTGGTAAATATCCCCTCCCGTCTTCCGGTCTATGAACGACTTGATTTTCTGCGCCATTTCATCGGATACCTTTTCCCATTGCCCGTTTTCAATGAATGAGAGCGTACCGTCACTCACACCGCACATTTTGGCGAATGCGGACTTGCTAAGATCTTTCTCGTTACAAAAATCGTTAATGATTTCTCTGATTTCTTCTTTTTTCATACTTTTGTACCGTTTATGATTGAGTTTTATTTTAATTCTTTGTAATTGATTTATAAAGAGTTATTCTTCAAGGAAAGACAGGTCCACCTTTTCCCTTTTGTTTGATGCGAAAGGACTGGAGGCTGTCTTTTCCTCTTTTTCCCTCAACAGCCTGTCCGTGTCGTATGCCTCATTGAACACAGGCAAATCGGGCGTTGTCTGTATGTTACCACCCAGACGGGCAAACTCGGTGACGTACATGGAGTTTTCCCTCATATCCCGTATTACGTCCTTCGGTGTCGTCCGCTGGTTGACAAGTTCGATCAGTCTGGGATCGGCACTTTCACGAAGGTTCAGGAGTTCCTTTTCACCTTTCCTTACCCATGCTTTGTTGATACTGCTGACCTTACCCAGTATAGCCGCATTCTCTTCCGTCCTGTTGGCTAAAGCACCGTGTGCCTTTTCCTTTAACTTCACATATCCGACAGGGTCGCCGGTGGAAGGATCATACATGTAGACACCTTCCGACAGGTCTATGTATTTGACTGTAACAGGCTTGTTATTAAACTTGTACGCCTGATCCGAAGTAAGCTGGTACTCGTATTTGCATCCTGCCCGTACAATGTTGAGTTGACCGTTCTTAACGGTGATTTCAGACATATCACGGATAAACAGGTCAAAGAAATGTGAGCATCTTCTCCAGTCTCCCAATTTGATGGAATTGGGACGTTCCGATTCTTCGTACAACTGGTTGGGTGATTTGCCTTCGCTTCCCACGCCATTATTCCACATATCGACACAGTAGATGGCGATAGCCTTGATCTGGTCCTCGGTCAGGAGGTGTCCGGCCTTCATATACTTGTCGAAAAGTTCCTGAGAGATACGGGCATCCGGGCTGATACTTCTGATTCCCTGTCCGGTATATCCATATTGCTGCTTGGCGTAGCATTCGCCAAACGTACGGAAACTTCTTTCAATGACCTGCTTGTATCTCGGATTTGAGGAAACGGTCCATGTAACTCCCGATCTTTCAAGGGATTCCTTGAAGTTCCCGGCTATTTTGGTCTGGTTGAAAGAATGGTTATCCGATACGATTTCAAACGGCAGTTCACCTGTCTTTCTTACCGCATCCTCCAGACCGTCAAGAATGGTTTCCGTATTCTCTGAACCGGAAACGTAATAGCCCACGATCCTTTTACTATATGCGTCCATGACAACGAAAAGACACATGGTTTTCAATCGCTTGTCTACCGGATCACGATAATAGAACGGCATTGTCCAGCCGTCTATCTGCCACTGGTCGTTAGCATATTCAGCGCGTTTGATGCTTGCATAACTCAACATGTCATACCGCATTTTGTCCGCGCCATAGCGGTGGCCATATACCACAGGATTACGCAAAGCCCCTCTGAATATGTTGTTTACCGTTCTTTCCTTAGGGGATTTCATGCCCATCTCTTCACAGATGGAGCATACCTTCCGGTAAACTTCAGCGCAACTAAACGCTTTCGCATCACTGGCAAGCTGATAAATCATGTATTCGTACTGCTTGCCAAATTCCTTAGGACGGCCACTGCCTTTTTTTCTTATGATTATGCCGGGAATCCCTTCTTTAAGGGCTTTGGTGATCTTTTTGCGGAAAGTTTCCCGGCTGTAGTTCTTTCCGGGAATAATCTCGTTGTATGCTTTCATGGCTTCATCTACCGGATGTTTCTGACCGTTTTCACGGTAGTAGGTATCCAGAAGAAAAGCCCACATGGCATGTTCTTTGGAGTATTCCACGACTTTATCAAGCGGAAAGCCCTGTTCTATATAAATGCCGCGATAATGTATGAAATCACGCTCGTACGCATTCTGCATACCAAAACGGATGCTATTATACAGGGTTTTCGATTGTTCCTCATACATGTAGGAGTTACAAATCCGGTTGATTTCTTCCTGGGAATACTTGGAACGGGTTCGCTCCGGAACAGATGACCATTTGACATAGGTAGTGCTGCCGACTTTCAGGAAATCAACCCGATCCCTTGTTTTCCACTGGCGGATCAGTTCCTCTGATACCCCCATGGCTGCAAGCTGGCTATATGTCAAATAAGCATCGGTCATTTTTTTAATAAAAAAAGCCCCTCCCGTTGCTGCTCTAAGGTGACGTTTAACAGCGCAGGGAAGAACTTTTTCGTTATATCCTTTTAATTTGAATGAACTTTAAACGTCACTAAAAAGCTATTCAAAAATCCACTCTCAATTAGGAAATTAAAAACGGTTGTACTATTTTTGCCACGGATGGCTTATAGTGGGTGTGCGGCAAAAGGTCGTACAGCCGTTTTTGTATTCATATAATTCTATTTTGAATTACGTACGCAAAATTAATTCTATTTTGATAAATAGCAATTATAATTAGAGAAATATTAATTCTGATTTGATAATTTGTAAATATTCTAAATAATAAATTATGAAACAAGATGTACTTCAGCGGATTAAAGAAGTTATTGAAAGTAAGAAACTGTCTATTACTGGAATTAGTAAAGCTATAAATATTCCACAAGCGACATTACATAAGCAAATAGTTGGTGAAAGTGCAATGACCTTAAAAACACTCAATGCTTTATTGGATTATTTTAAAGATATATCAACAGAATGGCTTCTTCGTGGTAAAGGTGCAATGATATGTAATACAGAGGATACCCACAAATCCATTACACATCAGGAAAAAAGTGATAAAAAAAACGACGGAGACGACAATGAAAGACTACATATCTTACATCAAAAATTCACCAAAGATATGTTAGATAAATACCAATTAGGGGAAATTGAAGATTTTATATACGATTTTGATCTAACTGCATTAATGTGTAATAATATAGGTAATTACTCATTAATCAACAAAACGGCGGCAGATTTTAATTTATTTCATAGTAAGTTAATAACTAAGGATGAATTAATATCAAGATATAAAGAAGCAATAACTAAAGAGAAAGAATTATATCAGATTTTACAACCATATTATGAAACCCTTTTTGAATTGGCTGATAAAATATTCAAATTTGAATATGGAGATATAGATATTAACGATTAACATTTATAAACATTTTCATAAATTGAAGGGCACCTTCAATTCGGGATAATATCACCCTGTTATTTGCGGTGATCAAATTATGCTTTGTCACAGAAATTAACACTTTTCTCCTTTGTCACGCGTGACAAAATCAAGTAGTGTTATAATCTTTGCCAACTTCTATTTTTATATAGATAATGTGCCGAAATCGGTGTGAAACCTTTGTTTTCAGTGTTGGATGTCACTTTATCCAGCCTTTTTTCTCTTGAATTTCGTTCAAAATGTCACTCAAATGCAACGAAATGTCACTTTATTTGTTCCTTTTTTTTATGCCTCCATTTATATGCTTTCTGTGACAAACTATCAATTAACTATTTATAAATCAACTAATTAACATTAGCTAAAAGTGCGCACATTTTTTTTGCCAAAGTAGGTAGAATAATAATACCCCCCATATATTATTGGAGCGAATATCTTAGTCAAAGGTACTACGAATGGAACTACTACAGATTTGGACGGGCACTTCTCATTAGATGTAGACCGTATACCTGCCACTTTGATTATCTCCTATATAGGTTATGGCAAGCAGGAAATAAAAGCCACTGCCGGAAAGATACTGAAAGTAGTCATGGCTCCTGATAATAATGTTATGGAAGAAGTGGTTGTTACCGGTTATGGTACTTTCAAGAAATCGGCATACGCAGGTTCTGCTTCTACTGTGAAGGCTGATAAAATGAAAGATATTCCGGCTGTTTCATTCAAAGATTTACTACAAGGTAATGCACCCGGGGTACAATTCAGTTCATCGTCAGGTCAACCAGGAGCTTCTTCCTCTTTGAATATTCGCGGTATGGGGTCTTTTAATGCCAGTAATTCTCCATTGTACGTAATTGACGGAGTTCCTATGCGTTCAGGTTCCATCAATACTATGAGTTCAGATGCAGGTCTTGACATTATGTCAACAATCAACAGCTCTGATATTGAAAACATAACAATCATTAAAGATGCCGCTGCCGCCTCTCTTTACGGTTCACGTGCTGCCAATGGTGTAGTACTTATTACTACTAAAAAAGGTAAGAGTGGAAAGCCACAAATTTCATTCAAAGCAGATTGGGGTAGTTCTGATTTCGCAATGGATTATCGTCCTGTTATGGGTGGGGAAGAACGCCGCGAATATATTTATAACGGTCTAGTAGCCGGTGCGTTAAGAGATGGAGATAGCCACGATGAAGCCATAGCATATGCTGATGAAAATATTGATGACTATGCTCCTGTTCCTTGGTGTGGATATGTCGATTGGGATGATATCATGTTCAAAAAAGGAAATCACCAGACTTATGAAGCCTCCATTTCTGGTGGAACAGACAAATTCAAATATTATTCATCTATCTCTTACCTAAAACAAGAAGGTATTGCTATCAACTCCGGTTTAGAACGTATCAGCGGACGTTTAAATGTAGATTATCAAGCAACTGATAAATTAAAATTAGGGGCAAATATGTTATTTGCTACCGTTAATCAAGATGTATATGGTGAAGGTACCTCCTACACTTCTCCTTTCTATTCATCACGTAACGCTGTTGTCCCCTCAGACACACCATACAATGAAGATGGAAGCTGGAACCGCGATTTTATCCGCAACGGTGATCGTAATCCACTATTATCTGCAACTTACGACTATCAACGTGAATATGTTAATCGTGCTTTCAACACTATTTATGGCGAATATGAATTTATTAAAAACTTAAAATTCAAATCAACATTCAGCTATGACTACACCAACACTAAAGGCAAGGATTGGAGTGATCCCCGCACTTCCAATGGTGAGGATGTAAATGGCGGCATGAGCAAAAAATTCTACGAATACAAGAAAATGGTATGGGCAAACCAACTGAGTTATAAGTTTAATATAGCCAACGATCACCATTTTGACGCATTGGTAGGTTATGAAATTGATGACCAATATCGTGACTATCTGTCAGGGTATGCAACTAATTTCGCTACAGCAGACAAAGATGAAATAAGCAATGGTATGAAAACCGAATCCGTTGGTGGCAGCTCTACCAGAACCCGCATGGTATCTTATCTGACACGTGTAAACTATGACTATAAAAATAAATATTATCTAGGTGGTAGTTTCCGTACTGACGGTAGTTCCCGTTTGCATAAAGACAGCCGTTGGGGTAGTTTCTGGTCAGTATCTGCCGCATGGCGTATGATTGAAGAGGAATTCATGAATCCGGCCAAAGGTTGGCTGACCGATTTGAAAATACGCGCATCTTATGGTGTCAATGGCACACTTCCATCTGACTATTTCGGATATATGGGTTTGAGTAGTTTAACCAATGGTTATTTGGAACAACCGGGTATTATCCAATCACAAATCAAAAATACAGATTTAAAATGGGAAACCAATTACAACCTTAACTTAGGTCTGGATTTCAGTTTGTTCAATCGTATAAACGCAACTTTGGAATACTACACTCGTACTACTAAAAATTTGTTGATGGATCGTCCTATCTCTATGACAACAGGTTTCGGCAGCTATCTTATGAATATTGGTGAAGTAAAAAATAAGGGAGTGGAATTGGAAATCAGTTCGACCAATATAAAGACTAAAGATTTCTCTTGGAATACCACTTTCAACATCTCGCACAACAAAAATGAAATTGTGACATTGGATGGCATGCAAACAGAAATTATCAGTGGTACCCAAATACGGAAAGTAGGAAAATCATACCGTACATTTTATATGATAGAGTTCGCAGGGATCAATCCCGAAACAGGCGCTCCCCAATTCTATACCAATGATTTGGACGAAAACGGCAACTATATAAAAGAGATTACAGAAAACTATAGTGAAGCCAATGCTATTGTATTAGATAAGCATGCAGAGCCTAATGTTATCGGAGGTTTATCAAATACATTACGCTATAAATGGTTCGACTTAAACTTCATGTTCTCTTACCAATTTGGCGGTTATTCTTATGACAATTGGGCACAAAAAACAGAGCATGGTGGTAACGACCTAGAAGCAAATATACCAACCTATTATCGCGATAGTTGGAAACAACCTGGTGATATCACAAAATATGAACTATTTATTGAAAGTCCTGATGTAGCGATGAACAAATCCACTACTACTCGCAGGTTACACAGTTCTGACTTCATCCGCCTGAAAACATTAACTTTTGGAATAACTCTGCCCCAAGTATGGACACAAAAAATAGGAGTTAACAATGTACGTGTATATGCTTCCGCAAACAACCTTTGGACATGGGCTGCTTATGATTATTATGATCCTGAAGCTGTCAGTGGTGGTAGTGCCATCTGGGGAACTCCTCCTTTGAAGACTGTAACCTTTGGTCTAAGCGTTAATTTCTAACCCATTAAAAACTTGAATTATGAAAGTATTTAAATATTTATTTATCAGTTCCATTATGTTTGCCGTCACTTCGTGCGGAAATGACTGGCTAGATCTAGCCCCCTCCACACAAGTGGATACAGAAACCAGTATCAATGTTTTGTCAGATATTGAATTCACATTGAACGGAATCTACAGCACAATGCAAAGTTCAGATGCATACTCCGGCCGTCTGGTATATTATGGAGATGTAACTGGAGATGACATGCAGGCTGTAAGTTCAACGAAACGAACCGGTAATTATTACCGTTTCAATTTTACTAAAGACAATGGTCCCAGCAGTCATTGGTCATATCTGTACTCTATTATCCAGAACTGTAATCTGATTCTAATGAATGTTGATAAACTATCTATAGATGAAGATGAAACCGAATATAAAAATGATTTGAAAGGCCAGGCATTAGCCATCCGTGGTATGGCACTATTCGACCTGACACGTATTTTTGGTTATCCCTACCTAAAAGATAACGGAGCTTCATTAGGCGTGCCCATTGTGAAAGAGTTATCAACCATAGACAGTAAACCCGCACGAAATACAGTAGCCGAATGTTATACGGAAATTATTTCCGACCTCAAAAACAGTACAGAGCTGCTGAGCGGTGATTTTAATAAAGGAAAAGTAAACAGATGGGCTGCTATGACATTGTTGAGCCGAGTATATTTATATAAAGGAGAATACAATGAAGCATTGACCATGGCTGAAAATGCAATAAAGGGTGCAGAAAAAGAAGGCTACGCTCTTTGGACAAACGAAGAATATCCAACCGCATGGGGCAATGACGCATCAGCATCCAATCCTGGTGAAATATTATTCGAAATTGTCAATCTGACTACAGACAGTCCGGGCAAAGAAAGCATGGGATATCTGAACTCATACAACGGTTATGACGATATGTGTATTACTTGCTCTTTTTATCAATTATTAAAGAAAGATCCCAAAGACGTCCGGTTGAAAATCTTGAGTTTTGACAAAAAGTACTACGCATACGTCAATAAATACCAACCTCAGCAAGGAGAAAACATAACCGATGCCAATATTCCGCTTATACGCCTTTCAGAAGCCTATCTGAATGCTGCTGAAGCGGCCGTACAGACAGGAGATAATGCCAAAGCAGTGAAATATTTGAATTCCATAGTACAACGAGCTAATCCGGAAAATTCAGTGGAAGGAAAAACATTAACATTAGAAAATGTATTAGACGAACGTCGTAAAGAATTGGTAGCAGAAGGACATCGTATGTACGATGTTATCAGAAATGGAATGACTGTCAAACGAATCGATGTGAAAGACAGTGATATAAACAAAACCAAACATAATACTGCTTACATGGAATATGACTGGAATTTCCATAAAATTCTACTTCCTATTCCCAAAAAAGAAATGGACGCAAATCCTAATATGAAACAGAATCCAGGATATGTCGATTAAATAATTCAAATACCAAATCGATGACAAGCAAGACTAATTTTATCAACTACTTTCTTCTTGCATTTACCCTCGCATTCATCAGTTCCGGCCTTAGTGCCGGAACTCTTGATTTCAAAGACAAGAAGAAAGACAAAGAGAAAAAAGAAGAATTAACAGCCGACGGTCCA